CAAAGAGTATTTGTGGTACTGCATCATCGCAAAATTCATTTTATAATAGTTCTCAAGCGATTCATGACTGAGCAATACTAAAAAAAACTTTGGAGTCCCTCCAACATCTTAACATGGTGTCTATTACAAACTGGACAATCATATTGAATCTCTTTTCTGATCTTCGGCATAGTTTCAAAGAACTTTTGTACTTTGGCAAACTGCTCTGAAGATAGATTCTCAATAAATGCTAACAATTCTTCTTTAGTGCTTTCTTTAGCATAAAATAGTTGTTCGCCATCATAAATGTAATCAATAGATAAAGCCATAATATCAAAGACTGTATCTAAGTCATTGGTATCAAAACCTTCTAACTTCTTAATAACATCAACTGTAGGATACTTCATCACTACACCGACATTACCAAATAGTTCAATTTTGTTTACGTGGTCGTCAGACTTCTGCACTGTGATAGTGGATAGATCAACAGTAACAGTGGCTTTAGCCTTTTCGTTCTGTTCACCATGATCTAAATCACAAGCAAAAACCAAATCAACAGTTTCACCAACAGACTTACCACGGATCTGAGTGAACATATACTCTAGATCGAATGTTGCTAGTTTTTCAACATCCAGTTTATCTTGTACGCAAGACTTAACGACTTGCTTTAATGTTTCAATCATTGTTACAACATCTTCAGATTGCTGAGCAATCAAAAGTGCTTTCTCCTCTTTAACGAGGAATGGACGATATTTTACTGTCGCTCCACTTGAAGGCACAACCAATGTATAGATTGGCGCATTCATCATAGGTAAAGCCATAATTATTCTCCTTTAGACATATTCTTAATTAACTTATTCAACTCAGCAGTGCTACCTGTAAAGATAACATTGTTATTCGTCACTTCTTTTCTAGATCCCTCTTTCGGTGCATCTAGTTTTTGTTTCTGTTGATGTAGATCCAATAACTGTTGGTTTATATCAGCCAACTGCTTCATTAGATTTCCAACAACTTCAAATGCTCGTGGATGCTCAGACTGCATAGCCACATCAAGTGACTTCTGTAGTGCTTCCTGTCCCTGTTGTAATAATATACGAAGATTACCTCTAGTGACATCGAAGTCATCTTGAATCTTATTTGTAGAGTCGTTAATAACTTCTCCAGTCTTTGTAATCACTTCAGTCTGCCCCATTGGTTGAATCCCAAATTCAGCAGATAATGTTTCATCAATTTTCATTATTTATCTCATAGTTAGAATTTTAATAATCCTGGAAGTTTTGTGACTCCGTAAGATAAAGCAGAACCAGTCAAGAAGTTACCTGCTCTGGTGCCAAGTGTATTATTAATGGTCTCTTGGAATCCGCTAAAATTCTGAGTCATTCTATCCAACAAATTAGTAGGAACTTTCTGACCATCAGCCAGCGGAGACTTAGGTGATGCAATCCAATTTTTGTACTGCATGCCGATGCTAATCTTCATAACATCTTTTGAAGCATAGTCCATCTGAATAGAACTGATAGTCTTAGGATAGCACTCAAACAAAGTTACATCATAGCGAGTTTTATCATTGATATCTTGAACTTCAATACGCATGTCAGCGATATATGTATTGTAATAGTTATATGTTTTAGTCACTGGATTTGAAATCAAATTGGACCAGTCATCAAATAATGATTTAACTTTCATGTCTACGTCTACATAAAAAGACATAGTGATGTTGTCATATATCTTCTCGTATGGAACTTCACGGAACTCACCAAACATTCTATTCTGAGTAGTGGAATAATTTGTTCCTGGAAGTTGAATTTGATCGCAGAACAATAAAATCTTTTGTAAATTACCTGGATTAATACCTGCTGGTGGAGTGAACATAACCGCATAGCGATTAGTTCTTGCCAAACCCCCAGATTTAATATGAGAGATAAATTGATTGATAGGTTTCTGGTCTTTTCCAGTAACATTGTTTGTAATATCTTTTGTGGAAAATGGTAAATTAAGTGCCATTTTATGCCCTTCTAATTATCTTGGCTGAATCAGCCCAGACTTCTTGTTTACTTGCCCCAACAAATCTTTCAACTGGAAGTAACATAGCTGTTGCCCAATCCGCAGAAGAAACTTGTCTAAATTGTGTTCTAACATGACCAGTAAGATATTGTCTTACGCATGGTTGTGCTGCAGCAAATCTAGATACACCATCAATAACCTGCCAAGAGTATTTCAATCTTGTTGTCTCATCCATTCTACTATTGCTTTTAAACCCTATTAGTTTGTCCAACAAACCAACTCTAAGAGGATATGGTAAATAGTGCATATTTAACCCTATGAATCCATCTTGGGTCTTGCTGAATGGAAATACCAAAGGAAACCTATCGTAATAAGGTAGTTCCTTCTTCATTTTTGGATCGTATACAAACATGTATAGTTTTCCAGGCATTACTCTAGTAACTAGTTGATCTGGATTACCATTCAACACTTTCGCTGGAGTGAGTTGTTGCTTAGTCATCAAAGTGACTTGTTGTTCGAACCAACCTTTAGACTTTCGGACAGCTGTCGTTAAGTCGTATTTATTGCGTTCAAATACATCGACCATTGTTTGTGTTTTAGCCATGTTATTATTTAGGTGACAATCCTAACTCTTTCTCTGTAATAATCTTAAATTCCCATCCTCGATCTTTGGCGAACTCGATTGCTGCTTCCCATTTGGCTTGGTTTTTCATAAAAGTCAAAGATTCTGTAATGTATCTTTGGGTTTGACGTCCTGGATAAATAGGAGGTTGGGTTTGTGCAGCTGGTTTTACCTCTATGATATAGGTTTTACCTGTGCTAACAGTTATCTTAAAGTCAACAAAATAACGATGGATTCGGCTATCAGTGGGGCAACGATAAGGAATAATAGTTTCCTCCGAACTCCACTTCAGAACACTGGGATTTTTATCACACCAAGAGGCAAATCTAGTCTCCCAACTCGATCTCATGATGATATTGGTTGGGTCTCCTGTATACTTCTCAGGGAATATTGGGATAAACTTTCTCTTATGGAACATAAATAACTAATTAGGATAATAACCACTATTTAGGTTAAAGGTACAAAATGAGTATATTCACCGATGCGTTAAACTCAGCTAAAAGTGCAATTCAAAGTGCAGAAACTTTTGCAAAGAAAAGGCTGGATGATTTAGGAAACCCACTTGGTTTGGATAATACAAGTAGAAGGGGTGCAGGATCTTTCAACACTGGACAATATCAAGTAAACAGCCATACATATCCAACTGATCTTTTATCATCAGTGGGTAGTTATGGTGGTAACTATGTTATATTTTACATTAACGTGGCAGTTGATTCTAAATTACAAGGAAATTCTTACTCTGAAGATTCATTTGTGCCAGTTGCAGATGTACCAAGAAGAGATCGTGGATCAATCGCAGCACTCAACTTAAATTCTACTCAGCTTGCTGCTACTGTTACAGGAACTGCTGCACTTCAGGGTGCTTTGGGTGGTGGATTACTAAAGGGTAATATAACTGGTGCTGCACAAGGTGCAGCTGCAGGTGGTGCGGTTGGTGGTGTTGTTGGTACTATAGTTGCCAACGAAGCTGCAACAGCAAGTCGTGCTCAACGCAGATTAAAAACTGCCATCGCCATGCACGTGCCAAACCAGTTATCTATTCGTTATGGTGTGACATATGGTGAAGAAGATACTGTTGGGTTTTCAATGGTTGCAGCTGGTGGTGAACAAATTGCCAATGCCTTAAAGGGTGGTGATATGAAAGGATTGGGTGAAAAGGCATCAGCCATTGCCACTAACTTAGCATTATCACAAGGACCAGCAAAAGAAGCCATGTCTGCAGCAACTGGTCTAGCAGCAAATCCAAAGAAAGAACAATTATTTAAAGGTGTTGATTTCAGAACATTTAGTTTTGATTATCAATTCTTTCCAAGAAGCCAAGATGAAGCTGCAAATGTATTGAAAATTATTAGAGAATTTAAATTTCACATGCATCCAGAGTTTAAAGACGCTGGCAATTTCTTATACATCTATCCTTCTGAGTTTGATATTTCCTACTACCAGAATGGTTCAGAAAACTTAAATTTACATAAACATACATCATGTGTTCTTCAAGAGTTGAATGTAAACTATACACCAAATGGTTCTTTTACTACATTCCCGAACGGAATGCCTACACAGATCAACGTGACATTAGGATTTAGAGAACTTGCTCTACTCACCAAAGACAAAGTGGACGACGGACTATAATGTACTTCAAAGAATTCCCAAAATTTCAATACGACTTTGCATACGGAAACGATACAAAAGTTTCCGTTGTACAAGATATCACAAGAAACATTCGTTTCCGTAGAGATGTGCTTGCCAATGTTACACTCTATGATGAATACGATATTATTGACGGAGAGACTCCAGAAATCATTGCTGAAAAGATTTACGGTAATGCTCAATACCATTGGATTATTATGCTTGCCAATGAAAGACATGATTACATCAGTGACTTTCCGCTACCAGAATACACATTAGAAAAATATATTGTAGACAAATATGGAGCACAAAGATACGCTACTCATCACTATGAAAATGCCGATGGGTTTGTAGTTAATTCAGATGCAGTAGGTGCAGCTTCTGTTTCTAATGATGACTATGAAAGACTTTTGAACGAATCTAAAAGAAGAATTAAAATAATTTCTCCAGAATTATTATCCATTATTTTGAAACAATATGAAGAATTGATGTAATGAAAACCAGTCAACAGTTGAGATTTGCTGGCGATGTTAGCATTAATAAAGTCCAGATAGTAACACCAACTGGGTTTTATCAGGATATCACAGCTCAAGTTTTAAACATTCAATTTTATGAAGACATTTTTGCTCCATTTATAACTGGAAGTATTGTTGTTAGAGAATCGTTTGACTTAATTAATCTTTTCCCCTTCGTTGGTGAAGAATATCTTGATTTAGATGTAACAACTCCAACTTTAAAAGATTCCAGTATCAAAGGTAGATACTACATTTACAAATTAACTGATAGAGAACATCTTGGTGATAAGAGTGTTGTTTACCAGATACATTTTATTTCAATTGAATCTCTTGCTGACTTGAATAAGAAAGTTAGCAAAACCTTTTCAGGTAAAATTTCAGATTTGGTTGAAGCATTTGTTAAAGATAAAAACTATGGTCTTGAGAGTGAGAAAAAGGTTATTGTTGAACCTACAAATAATAGTGTGAAATATATTTCAAATTATTGGAGTCCAATTAAAAATCTTAACTATCTTTCTGCCACTGCTGTCAACAAAAATAAAACTCCAAACTATGTGTTTTTTGAAAACAGAGATGGGTTTTACTTTATTAGTTTAGAAAGATTATATCAAAACACAGTTACCTCTGAATTCGTCTATGACAAGTATACTCGTGATAAACTACCAGATGGTAGAGATGTCCGTAACGTAAACGAAGATTATAAACGTATTCTTTCAATAAGTATCCCAGTTGCTCATGATTACATGGACAGACTTAGAAACGGCATGCTTGCATCAAGACAGTTTTCCTACGATATTACTAAGAAAACATACAATGTAAAAAACTATAATATGTTGGATCGTTTTAATGAGCAAAAACATTTGAATAAATTCCCGATAAATTCTAATAAAGTTATTTTTAGAAATAACTCTACCATGATCATTTATCCTAAAAATTATGGTAACTTTAATGGGTTTGGAGATGTCACTGCTGCTCACTCTAATCAAGAAAGAATTTCTACCTTAAAATTAGCAGAAGCCAACAAAATTAATATTACAGTTCCAGGTAGAACTGACTATACTGTTGGTCAAAAGATTGCCATTATTCTGTATAGAGTTGAACCTGCCAGTAAGAAAGATCAAGATCTAACTGATAAGATGTTCTCAGGTTATTACATTGTTGCAGCGATCAACCATGTTATTGATAAAGAAAAACATGAGTGTTATATGGAATTGATTAAAGAATCATCACAGATGAATATGAATAGGAACAAATAATGAATTTTTACTATGGTGTTGTAGAAAATAGAGAAGATCCATTAAAACTTGGTCGTTGCCAAGTTCGTATCGTTGGTTTGCACACACATGATAAGAGTTTACTGCCAACCATAGATCTACCATGGGCTACACCAATGCAGCCAGTTATTTCTGCAGCGATGAATGGTATCGGCTGGACTCCAACTGGTCCAGTTCCAGGAACAACTGTAATTATTCTATTCGCAGACCAAGATCAACAACAACCAGTTATGATTGGTACTGTTGGTGGTATTCCACAAAGTAAACTATCAGAGTCTTCAGTTGATATTGAACAGTCAGGTGCTATTGTTACTGATGGTGGTATTTTAACTGATAGTAGTGGTACTCCTATTACATCTAGTGATGGCACTCCTATCACTGTTGGATCTACTGCAGCAACTACTTCTGAAACTACTCAGCCAAATCTAACTGAACAAAAGACTCCAAACAAACCACCAGATTCTGCATTAAATGCATCTATTCCTACAAAGCCACCTGCTGGTTCTACAACTAATCCTACCATCGCTGAACAAAACATTAAATATTTAATTGAAGCATGTGACCAAGTTGGATTAACAAGTAAGTATGCAAAAGCAGCTGTTCTTGGCATTTGTGGTGGTGAATCTGCATGGTTATGTATTGAAGAAGGATCTTTCTATTCAAAAGCCAGTTCTCTTTCTGCAATTTTTAAAAGATCTTTTCCAACACCAGAGTCTGCAGAGCCATATGTTAAATGGCAAGGTACAAAGGCAGACTTCTTTAGAAAAGTTTACTCACCAGAAGGTAATGGTAAGTTAGTTGGGCATAAAGATCCTGAAGATGGTGCAAAGTACTATGGTCGTGGATTCAACCAAATTACTGGTAAATCTTTGTATCAACAATTACAAAAGTTTTTATTATCAAAAGGCATTCCAGTAGATTTTGTTAATAATCCGCAATCATTAATTGAT